TCAAAGTTGGTTTCATCGCTAATGTAAAAGATCGTGCAGAATCAACTGCGGATGCAAGAGATTTTACTAAAGTAATTTTTGGATCTAAAAAAAATAAAGACTTAATAAGAAAAGCATTTCCCTCAGGAAAAGATGGAGCAAAACAATATAAAGAATTTGAACAAGTTATAAATTTAGAAAAAGAAAAAATACTAACCAGAAGAAGAGTATCACAACTTAGTCCAACCGAAGAAAGAAGATTAGCTGTTCAAGAAGCTGGAGCAGATCCAGCAGAAATGGCTTCTTTAATGGCGCAATTAGGAAGAGGAGATGTGTTAGGTACAGCGCAAAAATTAATGGGTAGTGTCGGCGCGAGGATTGGTGGTTTAAATCCACAAAGCGCAGAAAATATTGCTAGAAAATTATTTTTACAATCTCCAGATGAGCAAATTGCATATTTAAAAACTCTCAATGAAGTTGACGCAGAATTAGTACAGAAAATTTTACAAAGAATTAGAAGAGAGCAAACGGCATCCGCTCTCTTAGGTCAACAAGCTGGTATAAGGCTTGAGTGATAAATAAAATAAAATACTTAAAAGAATGATTTAGAACTATGGGCCGCGTCACAGAACGACTAGGCAGAAGCGGAGAATATTTTACTGCCAGCGTTTTAGCCCTTGTTTCAGACACAGTCATTATTGTTCCGCATGGCGCAGAGGCAGATATAATTTTTGACTACGAAGATAAATTATATAAATGCCAGGTAAAGTCAAAAACAAAGAAAGAAAAGAATCACAGCAAATGGCGGTTTGACTTACGCCGAGGCTCGCACACCAAGAACAGACACTTTGCAGAAGGCGCAATAGATATCTACGCTTTATATTCAAAGCAATACAACAACGTTATTTTTATGCCTTTTGATGTCAGTAAAAGAGAAGTACGCATAGAAGAAGATATTATGAAAAACGCAGATTCATTGGCTACGTTTCATCAAACAATAAAAGAGTTGAATTATTAAGACTACTATCCTATACTTTGCAGTACATTTTTGGAGAAATAAATGCACGAAAGTATCAACGATCTACACAATCTTTATCAACAGGATTGCGCTAGACGTAAAACAAAGACAATTAAAGAACTAAACAGGATTTACCACAAATACATTGCAGGTCCATTGGGCCAGAAAAAACTAAACAAAGTTGTCAGAGGTGACATAGCCAAACTGCATTTCAGTTTGTCAGAGACAGCGCCTGCACAAGCTAACAAAGTATTAACGTTACTTAGATCTATGTTTAATCTGGCTATCACACTTAGCTTGGTTGAAAGCAATCCTGCGACACACATTGCTAAGAACAAAGAAAACAAAAGAAAGCTATACCTAACAAGCGAACAACTTATTCAAGTCAAAGAACAGCTAGATTTGTTATACAAAAACAAACGCTATCAAGAATCCGTAGATTTCATTTGGCTACTGCTCTTAACAGGAGCTAGATGCGGTGAGATTGCAAAGGCTAAATGGACAGACTTACAAGGCAATATGCTTGTGTTGAGCGAGCATAAAACGGATCAGTACGGCGAGGAAAGGGTTATACATTTGAGTGAACGCGCCCTGGATATAATTAATCGCAGGGCGCAGGAGGGCGAGAGAATATTTAACATTAAAGCGCCTCGGAGAGCGTGGGATAAAATCAGAAAAACACTTGGTATAGAAGAGTTTAGATTGCATGACTTACGCCATACCTTCGCGTCGTTTTCTTTACAAAAATTACCGTTAGCGCAAGTTGGTCATTTGCTTGGACATAAAGATCAAAAGACGACTGCGCGGTATGCACATATTCATAAGGACAAGGCTATTGAGTCTGCTGCGCTAGTAAGCGAGCATATAGAAGCTCTGTTACAACCTACAGATTTTCGAAATCAAATATGATGTTTTGGTTGCGCTCAGATGAATTGAGACCTACTGAGATTAGATACTCAGCTACGTCTCTTGGGTCTTTACCTTGCGACTCAGCAAACTTTAATAAATCTTCGTTTAGATACCTATTAATCCAGACAGGCTTTCTATTATTACGAAGCATTATTGGGTCATCAAAGTCGCTTAAAATTTTACCTACCATTTTAGTTGCCTTTATTTTCATAATAAATAAAGGTATATTTTAGTAGAAACAGGAGAAATATGGAAACCACAGAAAACCTTAAATTTTTAACAACTAGACAGCTTGCAAATATGCTTAGTATGTCGCATAGAACACTAGAAAATTGGCGCGGTTTAGGCAAAGGTCCGCGTTATAGAAAAGTTGGCGGCAAGATTCTATACGATATGCGCGATGTTGAAGATTTTATTAACACAGAGGTAGTTGACCCAAATGCCGAGTAAACACGCTTTACTTTCCCCCTCGGCGGCGGAGCGTTGGACTAAATGTCCAGCGTCTCCGTCAATGTCGCAAGGTTCTCCGTATAGAACAAGTTACCCTGCGGAGCGTGGTACTTTGATCCACGAAATGGCAGAGAAGGTTTTGAAAGACCAAATTAAAGATTCATCTTTAGAAGATCATTACGCAGGTAAAACATTTACTACAGTCATAGAAGAAGATGACGAAAAAATAGAAGTCGTTGTTGACGAAGAAATGTTAGGTATGGCTAAACAATACGCAGATTACATATTGCAACGCCACGAAGAGTTAGGCGGCAAAAGATTGATTGAGGAACAAGTTACCCTAGAGGAGATAAACCCACACCTTTGGGGTACGCTTGACTGCGCCATCATTACAGAAAAAGAAATAGAGATAATAGATCTAAAGACAGGCGCTTGGCCTGTAGATCCAAATAACTTACAGCTTAAGATTTATGCTTTAGGCATACTAGATAGATACCCTTACGAAAACGCAAAAGTAAAACTTACTATTGTGCAACCTGTAAGCAGAGACAAAAAAGGACCAATTAAAACCTACGAAACTAGCGTAGAAGATTTAGTTAATTGGGCTTACGATTTTTTAAAACCTGCGGCTGACGCATGTTTAGAACCAGAACCAAAATTTAACTTTGGTGAGCATTGTCGTTTTTGTTTATATCAACAACAATGCCCTACTTATAACACTAATAAAGGAGATGTAAATGTCTGAAAACGAAAAGCCACCTGTTTTACAAATTGATAAAACAGATGGTCCACCAACCATAGTTTTTGAAGAAGATATGCAAGATGAAAACGTTGCTAATCTGACACAAAACATTCAGTCTCGTAACGCTATGAATAATCTCATTAATGGCATTATGAAGAATGAAAACCAGGAACTAGCTAATCTTAATGTTGTCATTAATGAGATAGTTAGATTAATATTAAGCTCGCTTGTTAATAACAACAATCAAGTCATGGAAAATTTAAGTAACCAGCTTGGCGAAGTTATGCAAGCAAAAACACAAGGAGAAAATACAAATGAGTCTATCCAAGATAAGAAAGAAGGCGAAGAAGAAACCGCCTAGAATTGTTTTATTTGGGTCTGGCGGTGTAGGTAAAACTACTTTTGCTGCATCAATGTCAGCTCCTATCATACAACTTACGGAAGATGGTCTTGTGAACATAGAGGTAGATCACTTTGATTTGCCTAAAGACAACAAGACGGGTTATGACGAAATCATAGCTAATATTAAATCTTTGTTAGCAGAAGATGATTTAGGCGGTTATAAAACTTACGTCTTAGACAGTTTGGATCAATTTGAGTTGAATTACGTCTGGCCTAAGGTCTGTAAAGATAATAACTTCAAGTCTATGGAGTCCGTAGGTTGGGGTAAATCTTACGGAGAGGCGTTAAACGTTTGGCGTGAATTTTTGAAGTACACCAACGAACTTAGAGAGCGTGGTATGACCATAGTCTTTATTGGTCATAACATTGTTAAAAGAGTGGAAGATCCTGCACAGGATCAACCATTTGACAGACACGAAATTAAAATACGCAGGAATGCTGCCGACTTAGTGTTAGAGCAGAGCGATTGTGTCTTTTATGCAACACGAAAAATCGGCACAGTCAAAGTACAAGGTACAAAAGGTACATCTACTAAACAGACTGTTGGCGATAGAGTGTTAATCACAGAAGAGTCGCCTGGTTGTATGGCAAAAAATAGATATGGCTTACCTAATGAGTTACCAATGAATTGGGAGATAGTCAGAGAAGCTATGATTGGTAATATCAAAAAAGATGTCTAACTATAGCGAAGTAGATAGGTTGGCTCGCTCTATTAAGCTAGTCAAATTAATTTTAACTAAACATCTGGAGAATCAAGCTCTACGCGATGAAGGACCTCATGGCATAGAGTTTGATTTAGAAGATGTATTATCAATCCTAGATAATATTTTGGATGAATTAGATA